GGTGCTGGTGCAAAAGGGGCGGCTGTAGGTTTTAGAACTGCTGGGGCAGCTTTAGCAACAGCTTTAGGGCCACTTACTGCTGGACTGACTTTAGTTGCTGCATTAGGAAAAACATTTGCAAATTTAGCTGCACAAGATTTTGCTAGTGCAAAAATCAAAACTCTTGGAGTAGATGCTGATGCCCTACAACCGAAGCTTGCAAGTTTATCAAATGAGCTAAGTGGTCAGGCATCTTCTTTACAATTACTATCAGCCTCTTATGATGTAGCATCTGCTGGCTTTGGTGAGACTGCTGAACTAACAGATGTATTAAAGGCATCACAGCTAGGTGCAACTGGTGGATTTTCCGAATTAGCGACTGTTGCTGATGCTACTACCTCTGTTCTCAACGCTTATGGTTTAAGTTCAGATCAGGCGGCTAAGTTAGTTGATGGATTTATACAGACACAGAATGATGGTAAAATTGTTGTTGATCAATATGCACAGCAGATAGGTCGTTTAGCACCAATAGCGGCTGGGGCTGGAGTAGGAATAGATGAACTTAACGCTGCAATTTCTACTGTCACTGCAACTGGTGTTCCTGTTGAATCAACCTTTGCTGGACTACGACAAGTTATTGCTGCGATACAAAAGCCGACCAGTGAGGCAGCTAAAGCGGCAAAAGAATTAGGCATAGATTTTAGTGCTACAGCTTTAAGCACAAAAGGTTTAGGAGGAGTATTAGAAGAATTAGTTGCTAAAGGTGGAGCTAGTGAAGAAACGCTTGCTCAGTTCTTTGGATCTGTTGAAGCAAGAACCGCAATACTACCTTTGTTAAATGACCAACTTGTAAGCTTTAACAAAAATTTAGACAATCAGGCAAAAGCTCAAGGCACTGCTGCTGAAGCTGCCTTTACTGCACAGAATACAATTCAAGGACAACTAACCAGATTAGGAACCGCATTTACAAATTTAACGACTGATGGCTCAGAGATTGGAATAGTTATTAGAGAATCTCTTAAAATTGCTGCTGTTACTGTAGAGGCTTTAACGGCAGCTTTTAAATTAGTATTAGCTCCTGTTAGAGCTATCTTTGCGGCTGTTGGAGAGATAGGAAAACAAATTGGTAAAGCAATAGGAATAGATGCAACAAAAACTTTGTTTAATCTTGAGCAGGGTTGGATAGGTATAAAGGAAAGAGTTACAGAGGTTTCAGATCAAGTTATATTTGCTGGTAAAGTTATAGGTGGTGTTTATGCAAATGTTTATAAAAAGATTTTTGGATTTTTAAAAGGTATTGTTGATGGTACAAAAAACATTTTTATTGGAATAATAGACACTTTTAAAGGAGTTGTTCAAGGTATTGTTGATGCAATAAATGGCAATCCTATATTAAAAAGATTATTTGGTGGTCTTGCAAACATAAAATTAGACTTTGATATTAGTGGTATTGAAAATTTTGGAAAAGACTTTTTAAAAGGTGCAAATGAAAAAGTTACAGAACTAAAAGATAATGTTATTGAATTTTCGGGAGTTGAAAAGACAATCACAGATGAAAACAACAAACAATTAGATGCCAAAAACAATATTGTCACTACAAATACCAATATTAAAACAGGAGTTGAAGAACTTACAGAGGCTGAAAAGAAAGCAAGAGCAGAGGCAGAAAAATTAGAAGAAACTTTTTTTAAAATTGGAGAAAGTGTAAGAAGTGATTTAGTTGGAGGTTTAAGAGACGCAATAAATGGCAGTAAATCGTTTGGGGAAGCTATTTCTGGTGTATTAAATAATTTAAAAAATAAGTTATTAGATATTGCTCTCAACCAAGCAATCAGTGGTATTGGTGGATTATTAAGTGGTGGTAAAGGTTTTACTGGTTTTCTAGGTGGTTTATTTGGTGGTAAAAAAGAAATGGGGGGCAGAGTAAATGCTGGAGGTGCTTTTTTGGTGGGCGAGAGAGGGCCTGAGATTTTGCAGATGGGTTCTAAGGGTGGCAATATAATTCCAAACAGTCAAATCGGTGGTGGTGGAACTACAAATAATATTGTTGTTAATGTAAATATGGAAGAAGGAGTTGATGCACAGGGTGGAGAAGAGGACGCAAGACAGCTAGGATCTCTTATAGCTGTTGCTGTTAGAGGAGAAATCTTAAATCAGCAACGTTCTGGTGGTTTACTTTCTAATACAAGATAAATGGCAACTTTTCCTTCATTTACTCCTATTTATGGGACAAGAAAATCAAGTCAACCCAACGTAAGGGTTACTCAATTTGGTGACGGCTATCAACAAAGAACAACATTTGGTTTAAATCAAAATCCAAAAATATTTAATTTAACTTTTAATTTAAGTGAATCAGATAGCGATACTGTAGAAAGTTTTTTAGATGCCAGAGGTGGTAAAGAAAGTTTTGATTTTACACCTACAGGAGAATCATCTTCTAGTAAGTTTATTTGTAGAAAATGGACTAAATCTATTCCTTACAATAATAGAGCAACAATAACTGCAACATTTATAGAGGTGTTTGAACCATGAGTACTACACCAATTATTACTGATTTACAAAGTGTTAACCCTTCTGCTGTAATCGAATTATTCACACTTGAAACAAATCTTGCTTTACATGGTTCTGCACAAACATACAGATTTCATAATGGTGCAAATTTAAACGCTAATGGCGAGGTTGTATGGAATGGTAACTCATACGAAAGATTTCCTATAAAATGCGAAGGTTTTACATTTAATGCCACAGGAACTTTGCCAAGACCAACATTAACTATAAGTAATATTTTAGGCACTATGACAGCGATTTTATTAAATGTAAATCAAACAACCACAGGTAATGATCTAAATGGTGCAAAATTAACAAGAATACGAACTTTGGCACGTTATCTTGATGCTATAAACTTTCCAGCAGTCACAACCAGTACAACAACCACAGAAACTATTGCCGATCCCTCTGACGCTGAAACAGTAACCTACACAGTAACAGTAGTAAATGATGGCGGTTCAAATGTATTTGCAATCAATGGATCTAATAAACCTGTTTTAACAATGAAAAGAGGATCTACTTATATTTTTAATCAAGCAGACGCTTCAAATAGTGGACACCCTTTAGCAATTAAATCTGATGCTGGAGGAGTACAAACAACAACTGTGTCTGGAACTGCTGGACAATCTGGTGCAACTGTTACCTATCAACCAGCTTACCCCTCTGCTCCTAGTGATTTAAGATATTACTGCACAGTTCATGGCAACGGCATGGGTAATACAATCACAATGAACAATCCAAACACTACAACTCAGCAAGTAGTAACACAAGTAACGACTCCTACCAATCCATTAGGAACACCAGACCCAACCGCAGAATTTCCTCAAGAAATTTTTTATTTAGATAGAAAAGTTTCTGAAAATAGAGATATTGTTCAATGGGAAGCTATTTCTGCACTTGATTTGGCAAATGTAAAATTACCAAAAAGAATTGCTACAAGAGAAATTTTTTCTGGTATTGGCACATTTGTAGGATGACTTGGAAAGATACAGCAATAGAACACGCAAAAGAAGAAGCACCAAAGGAGGCTTGTGGATTAATTGGTATATATAAAGGCAAAGAAAAATATTATGCTTGTAAAAATCTTGCTGAAGATTTAGGGGAACAATTTATAATTTGCCCTGACTCTTGGGCTAATGCAGAGGACGAAGCGGAAATTGTTGCTGTTTTTCATAGTCATCCAAACTATCCTTCAATTGCTAGTGATGCTGATTTAGCAAGTTGTGAGTATTTTGATTTACCTTTTTATATTGTTACGCCAGAAACAAATCAATGGAATTATTATGAGCCTACTGGATATAAAAAAGGATTAATAGGCAGAGAATGGAAGTGGAATATACAAGATTGCTGGAGTCTTATTGAAGATTGGTTCCAAGAAAAACAAAATGTAAAAATAAAACATTGGCCTCGACCAAAAAGCCCGAAAGAATTTAATAAAAATCCATTATTTGAATATGCTTTACCAAAGTTAGGCTTTCAAGTATTAGAAAATGATGTAGATTTAAAAAAAGGGGATGTTCTTTTAATGGATACAACAAGCACAGGAAAATTAGATCACGTTGCTTTGTACATAGGAGATCAAACTATTCTTCATCATTGTGTTAAAAGACTTAGTTGCAGAGAAACATTAGATGAAAAATATATAGAATGGACAAAAAAGATATACCGCTATGCTTAATAAAATAAAATTATATGGAAGATTAGCACGTTTTGTTGGAGAACGTACTTTAGAAGCGGAAGTTCAAAGCCCTACGCAAGTTATTAGATTTTTATTAGCTAATTTTCCAGATTTAGAAAAACACATGATTGAACAAAATTATTGTATTAAAATTGGAAATTATGATATTGATTCTTCAGAATTAAATAATCCAGTAGGTCAACAAGAAATTAAAATAATACCTGTTATTAGTGGTTCAAGAGGTTTAACAAAAGTATTAATTGGTGCTGTAGTAATAGGTGCTGTTATAGCTTTTGCCCCTGCTGGAGTAGGACTAGGGGCTGGTGGTGGACTTGGTTTTGGTGTAGCTGCTGGCACAACTGCAACTTTTGCTACTTCTGCTTTTGCTCTTGCTGGTAATATTGGTTTATATATGGTTTTATCTGGTGCTGCTGAAATGTTGACACCAGTTCCGAAACCGCCAGCAGTTTCAGACGATCCACAGTCTGTTAACTTTTCATTTAGTGGTGTACAAAATACATCAAGGGCTGGTACTGCAATACCTGTTGTGTATGGAGAAATATTCACAGGATCGCTGGTGGTGTCTGCTGGAATTGATACTGTACAACTAGAGGGGTAAATTTAATGGGAACAATAAGTCATAATGGCGATATTTCAGATTTAAGAGCTTCCCCTGTAGGGTTTTTATTTCCTGTCTTACAATCATTACCACTAGATGCGTTATCTAGTAAGCAATTTGTAACGATAATGGATGTGCTTTCTGAAGGCGAAATAGAAGGCTTTCCCTCTGCTGCTGGATACACACAAGGCACAAATACATACAATATCGCAGCTTTAAAAGATGTTTATTTAGGAAAAACACCAATTTTAAAAGCATCAGCAGATCCAGCAAATACACAAGATGATGACTTTAACTTTAAAAATATTAAATTTAATCCTCGTTTTGGAACTTCAGATCAAACTTTTATTAATGGTATCAATAGCGTAGAAACAGAGCAAGCTGTCAATGTAAAAGTCGTACAAGCTACTCCTGTTGTAAGACAAATAACAAATACAAACATTGATGCTGTAAGGGTAACTGTACGATTTACTGCTTTAACAAAAGTTACTCAAGAAGGCGACACCATAGGTAGAACAGTTAATTTGCAAGTTCAACTAATACAAAATGATGGCACAACAACAACTCCTATCACAGACAGCGTTCATGGTAGAAGTTTTAATGCTTATAGCAGAGACTATAGAATAAATATCCCTAGCGGTGCATCTTTCCCTATTCAAATAAAAGTAATAAGAACAAGTCCCGATACAACTGTTAGTACTGCAAGGGATGATTTTTTCTGGACATCATTTACTGAAATTATTGACGAACAAAATGCTTATCCAGACATTGCTCATGTTGGTTTACGTTTTGATTCAGAGCAATTCCCAAGTATCCCCCCAAGGATGTTTAAAGTTCGTGGAGTAAAAATAAAAATTCCACATAATGCTTCTGTGGATCAAACAACTGGGAGATTAATTTATACTGGGACTTTTAATGGAACTCTTACAACCGCAACACATTGGACAAGTGATCCATCATGGATATTATTTAATTTACTCACAAATACACGTTTTGGATTGGGAGATCATATAACAGAGGATAAACTTGATAAATTTGCTTTTTATAGTGCTTCTGTATATTGCTCAGAATTAGTGGATGATGGACAAGGCGGTACTGAGCCAAGATTTTCATTAAATACAGTTCTACAAAAAAGAGAAGATGCCTATACAACAATAAATGCTTTAACTTCAGTTATGCGGTCAATGACTTTCTGGAGTGCTGGATCTTTGACACTTACCCAAGATAGGCCAACCGATCCAAGCTATTTATTTAATTTATCTAATGTGTCTATTGAAGGTTTTTCTTATCAAGGAACTGCATTAAAAGCTAGATCAACTTCTGTTTCTGTTTCATATTTTGACATGGAAAATCAAGTGTTAGATTTTGAAACTGTTAATGATGACGCTGCAATAGCTAAATATGGAACTATACAGAAAAAGGTTACAGGTTTTGGTTGTTCTTCAAGAAATCAAGCAAGAAGATTAGGCAGATTTATGCTTTTTGAGGAACAAAATTCTACAGAAACCATATCTTTTGTTACTGGACTTTCTGAAGGTGCAATAGTAAGACCAGCACAAGTAATTGAAGTTAGTGATTCATTAAGGGCTGGACTGAGAAGAGGTGGAAGAATAAATGCTGCGACAACCACGACTGTTACAGTAGATGACACTGAAAATACCGATTTAGATGCAACAAATAATCCGACATTAAGCGTTGTTATGCCAGATGGCACAGTTGAGACTAAAGATGTGTCAGGAATATCTGGGGCAGTAATTACTGTAAGTTCTGCATTTTCAACAACTCCAAATGTAAATTCAGTATGGGTTTTGCAAAATAACACATTACAAACAACTACATGGAAAGTTGTAAGTGTAAGTGAAAGCGAAGGACAATATGCAATAGTTGGTACTGCCTATAATTCTGGAAAATTTGCTTTTATTGAAGATGGAACTGCATTACCTACTAGAAATGTATCTGTTCTAAATGAAATCTTAGTTGCTCCCACAAACCTAACTGCACAAGAAACATTTTACGTTGAAGATAATAAAGCAAAAACAAAAATATTAGTAACTTTTCAATCAGTTAGTCGTGCTACAGGTTATCAAGTCGACTATAGAAAAGATGGCGAAAACTATACAACTGTAAATATAAGAAGTAATGATTTTACAATTTTTGATACTGATGCTGGCACTTATGACATAAGAGTTTCTACAAGAAATGCAGCTTTAGAAGTTTCAACTGAACCTTCAACTATACAATTTCAAGCAAGTGGTAAAACTGCTGTACCAGCTAATGTCCAAAATTTAAGAATAGAACCAATAAGCGACAAATTAATTAGATTACGTTGGGATGCTTCTGTAGATCAAGACGTCTTGCATGGGGGTTTCTGTAAGATCAGGCATTCTTCAAAAACAGATGGAAGTGGGGTTTTTGATAAAGCTGTTGATATTGATAAGTTAGCTGGAAATAGTACTGATATTATAGTTCCTTATATTGAGGGAGAATATTTAGTTCGTTTTGTTGATGATGGCGGCAGAATGTCTGCTGGTTCTGCAAGTATTGTGATTGATTTACCCGATACTCAGGGTTCTTTATTAACGCAAACAAGAAGAGAAGATAATGATAGTCCGAAATTTCAAGGAACTAAAACTAATGTAGCTTTTGATGCAGTTACAAATTCATTAAATCTTGTAGGTGGTGGCAATTTTGACACGATTGCCGATTTTGATGCAGTAACTTCATTAGATGACTTTGGTGGAATAGTTTCCGAGGGTACTTATGATTTTGCAAATACTTTAGATTTAGGGGCTGTATTTTCACTTGATTTAAAACATCATTTTTTAACAGAAGGTTTTTACCCTAGTGATTTATTTGACAGTAGATCAGCTTTAATAAATACATGGACAGATTTTGATGGAAGTGTTGCAAATGATGTTAATGCTGAATTATTAGTGAGAACAACACAAACAGATCCTTCTGGATCGCCAACTTATACAGCATTTCAAACTTTTGTAAATGGTACTTATAAAGGCAGAGGATTTCAGTTCAGAACAAAATTAACAAGTAATGATGTAGCTCAAGATATAAAAGTTTCGCAATTAGGATATACAGCAACTTTACAAAGAAGAACAGAACAAAGTAACACAGCCATTTCATCTGGTGCTGGAATTAAAAATATAACTTTTGACAAAACATTCTTCACAGGAACAGCAGCTATAAATGGAGCTAATAGTAGCTTGCCTAGTATTGGTATTACTGCACAAAATATGGCTAGTGGAG